GTGTTTGGCGGCGCGGCCGCGTGTGGGGGTTTGGGGGGGCGCCCCCGTCTTGTGTGTATATGTCCCCCAAAAAAATATTTTCCCGTTTTTTCTGAAAAAAAGGTAGCGATATGTCTTTCCAATATTACGAGATGAAGGTGATCCAATGGTCCGAGGCCAGAAAGATCATTCCCAGGAGCAAGCCTCTTGCGCAGTATCAGAAGCTGCGGGAGGAGGTGGACGAGCTTGGCGCTGGCCTTGCCAAGCAAGACCGAGCTGAGACGATAGACGCCGTTGGCGATATCGTTGTATGCTTGATCAACGTCTGCGCGCTGCTTGATCTCAACGTGACCGATTGCCTGGCGTCGGCGTATGAGGAGATCAAGGACCGCAAGGGCTACATGGACGAGAACGGAATCTTTGTAAAGGAGTTAGCCAAATGAGTAAGCGATATAACGTATCCCAAGCCAAAGCAGTACCAGGGCGTGACAAGCCGATATGGCTCAAGCACGGGGTGGCCTTTGAGAAGGAGGGCAAGATCCGGGTCAAGCTCGAGTCGCTGCCCCTGCCGGATGAGAAGGGCGAGGTATGGTTGTCCCTTTTTGAGGACACGGGCGAGCGCCGCGGTGGGGGTGGGGGTGGGTATGCGCCCCAGGCCTCTGAGTCGGACCTGAGCGATATCCCGTTCTGACATGGCACGCGGGGAGAAGAGGCCGCCGGTTGGGCGGTTCGGTGGGGTAAGGATGGTGCAGCGCCGCATTGGGCGCTCCGAGACCTTGCTCCAGCATAAGGAGGCCGTCGCCCAGGAGCTCATTGCCCTGAGCACGGCCAACATTACCGACATCATGAACCTGGACGGCACGGTCAAGCCCATGGAGGAGATCCCGGATTACGCGCTGCGGGCGATTAAGCGGATCAATGTCTCCAAAGATGGGGCGCTGACGATCGAGATGCACGACAAGGTGGCCACGCTGCGGGTCCTGGCCAAGGCGGCTGGGTTCTTGGATGGCGACTCGAACCAGGAAAAGCCCTCGATTGTGGCGATCAATATGCACGGACCGGCCCAGGACGTAAAGCCCAAGGAGCCCGAGGTGCTCGAGGACGAAACCGATGAGTGATATTCCTAGCCTGAACCTGGACTTTTCCAATGCGCCGACCATTTGGAAATTTCTCCACGACGATAGCTTTGTGCGCGGGGTCCTGGGGCCGGTGGGGTCGGGCAAGTCCTATGGCTGCGCGGCCGAAATCATGTTGCGGGCCGTCCGGCAGAAGCCGTCGCCGCGTGACGGCATCCGATATTCCCGGTTTGTGGTGGTGCGTAACACCTACCCCGAGCTGCGGACCACGACGATCAAGACCTGGCAGGAGCTATTCCCCGAGAATATTTGGGGCTCGATGCGCTGGCAGCCACCGATATCGCACCACCTGAAGCTGCCGAGCCGGGACGGCGCGCCTGGCATTGACTGCGAGGTGATATTCATGGCGCTGGCGTCTCCCCAGGATGTCCGCAAGCTGCTCTCGCTCGAGCTCACGGGCGCCTGGTGCAACGAGGCGCGCGAGCTGCCCAAAGCGGTCGTCGATGGGTTGACCCACAGGGTCGGGCGATATCCCACCAAGCAGGACGGCGGTCCTACCTGGTACGGGATTTGGATGGATACCAACCCACCGGATGCCGATCATTGGTGGCATGACCTGGCCGAGAAGAACCCGATCGGCGGCAAGTATCCCTGGACCTTTTTCCGGCAGCCTGGTGGCGTGTTGATGGCCAACCCGGACGAGCTGCCGGAGAATCCCGAGGCCCAGGACTATCAGTTTTCTGCCGGCAAGTGGTGGCAGGTAAACCCCAACGCCGAGAATCGTAACAACCTGCCGCCGGGGTACTACCAGCAGCTGCTCGGCGGTAAGAACCTTGATTGGATCCGCTGCTACGCCCAGGGTATGTATACCTTTGTCCAGGAGGGCCGGCCCGTGTGGCCGGAATATGACGACGAGCTCATGAGCGGCGACGTTGAGCTCGACCCGTATTACCCGATACAGATCGGCGTCGACTTCGGCTTGACGCCGGCGGCCGTGTTCGGGCAACGCACCGCGGGCGGTGGGTGGAGGATCCTGGACGAGCTGGTCACTTTCGACATGGGCCTCGAGCGATTTGGCCAGGAGCTGCTGGCCAGGATAGGCGAGCGGTACGGTAAGAGCGAGGTCCTGATATGGGGCGACCCGGCTGGTAACAAACGGGACGAGATCTACGAGGTCACGGCTTTCGACCACCTGCGCAGCCTGGGATTTAAGGCGCAGCCGACCGACTCCAACGCTTTCCAGGTCCGGCGTGAGGCAGCTGCCAGCCCAATGTCCAGGCTGATATCGGGCCGTCCAGGGCTGCTTGTGGATAAGAAATGCCTGCGGTTGCGTAAAGCGCTATCGGGAGGTTACTTTTTCAAGCGCCAAAGCCTGGGCGCCGGCCAGGACCGGTTCAAAGATACCCCGGTAAAGAACGAGCACAGTCACGTTGGCGATGCTTTTGGTTACCTGATGCTTGGTGGCGGCGAGCAGCGCCGGCTGCGACGCGGGACCTATACAAGCGCCGGCGGGGTCTATGTGGCCGACACCGACTTCGAGGTGATATGACCCTGCTGCTCCAAGGCTACGGCCTGGCCAACAACCAGGAAATCGTGCCATTCCAACCAGGTCACTTGAACGAGCTCGAGCTGCGGCCGGACGAATTAGCATACCTGGCCAACATTCCGAAATACTTCGATAACCTGGTCGGTCATGCCCAACCAGGCACCAGCTGGACCGGTATCGCTAACGACAAAGTGGTCTGCTGCTTTGGTTTGCGATTGCTTTGGCGCGGCGTAGCCGAGGCTTGGCTATTGCCAGGCGTCGGTATTGAGCGCAACCCGATAGCGGTACTAAAGAATGGGCGACGCCTGATGCAAGAGGCGATGTATGATTTGGGCGTCGAGAGGCTTCAGATAACTGTAAAAGTGTCAAACAATACAAATGTAAATTTTGCCAAAGCGTTATATTTCGAGGTTGAATCAACCATGAAGCGATACGGCCCTGAAGGGGATGATTATTTCATGATGGTGCGTTTTGACTAGGAGCTTGATCATGTCCGGTTTATTTGGTGGTGGCGGCGGTGAATCTGCCGCGCAAAGGAGATCGCGCGAAAAGCAGGAGGCTGCCCAGGAGCGCCAAGAGCAGCGCGTAATGTCCCAGGAGCGTGAGCAGCAAACGCAGATCGCCGCGCGTCGTCGGGTGCGCCGCACCGGTGGCTTGCGCCTGTTAATGTCGCCGGTTCGCCAGGAAGGTCCGCAGCAGCAGGCTATGGAACAGCAGGCCCAACGCACGACGCTCGGCTAATGCCTAAGAAGCTGCACCGCAGGCTGCTGCTGGCCGCCGAGCGCCAGGGGCTCAAGGGCGAGCGTAAGCAAGCCTATGTCTACGGCACCATGGCAAAGATAGAAAAGGCGCAGGATGGTAGCAAAGAAGCACCAAAACCCAAGCGGCGGGCTTAACGCAGCCGGGCGGGCTCATTTCAAGCGGACCGAGGGCGCTAATCTAAAGGCTCCGGTCAAATCCGGGGACAACCCTCGGCGCGCGTCGTTCCTGGCTCGCATGGCGGGTAATGACGGGCCGGAGCGCGACTCCAAAGGGAGGCCCACCAGGCTGCTGCTATCGCTGCGGGCCTGGGGTGCATCATCAAAAGCTGACGCCAGGGCAAAAGCTGCGGCGATCAGCAAACGTAACGAGGCCAAGAAAAATGCCTAAGATCGGCGTAAAGGAAGTAATGGAGCGCGAGGCCAAGGCCCAGGCGCGTAAAGACGAATGGCGGTCCATTTACGAGGACTGTTACGAGTTTGCGCTACCGCAGCGCAATCTATATGGCGGGTATTACGAGGGTAAGGTAGCCGGCAAGAGTAAGATGGCGCGGGTCTTTGACTCGACGGCTATCCATTCGACGCAGCGCTTTGCCAACCGGCTCCAGGCTGGACTGTTCCCACCGTACAAAAGCTGGTGTCGCCTGGAGGCGGGGACTCGGATCCCCGAGCAAGACCGGCCAAAAGCCCAGGCGGTCCTGGATCAGTACACAACCAAGCTATTCGAGGTGCTGCGCCAAACCAATTTCGACCTGGCAATGGGCGAGTTTTTGCTCGACCTGGCCGTCGGCACCGGCGTGATGATGATCACGGCCGGCGACGAGGAGACGCCAGTACGGTTTAGCGCTATCCCTCAATACCTGGTGGCTATCGAGGAGGGTGCTAACGGCAACGTCGACAATGTATATCGCAAGCACCGGATTAAGGCCGAATCTATTTTCCGGGAGTTCCCGGACGCCAACCAAACGCCCGAGCTCATGGAGGCCATAGAGAGCCGACCCGACCAGGAGCTCGATTTGTTCGACGCGGTGATATTTGACCAGGAGACGGCCGACTATCACTATTACGTCATTTGGCCGTACAAAAAACAGGAGCTGGTATATCGCAAGATCAAGAGCTCGCCATTTGTAATCGCCCGCTACATGAAGGTAGCTGGCGAGGTTTATGGCCGTGGTCCGCTGGTTACCGCGATCGCTGACATTAAAACCCTCAACAAAACCCTGGAGCTGGTACTCAAGAACGCCAGCCTGGCGATCAGCGGGGTATACACGGCTGCAGATGATGGGGTGCTAAACCCGCAGACAGTCAAGATTCAGCCGGGTGCCGTGATCAGCGTGGCCAGGAATGGCGGACCCCAGGGTGCGTCCCTGGCTCCGCTGCCGAAAACTGGCGACGCCAACACCAGCCAAATTACGATCCAGGACCTGCGCGTCAACATCAAAAAGATAATGATGGACGACACGCTGCCGCCGGACAACATGAGCGCCAGGTCAGCTACTGAGATCGCCGAGCGGACCCGTGAGCTGGCCACCAACCTGGGCAGCGCCTTTGGCCGTCTCATTACGGAGACCATGCTGCCTATTGTGGCCAGGACTCTGTTTGTCATGGACCAGCAGGGCATCATTAAAATGCCGCTGCGGGTCAATGGGTCCCAGGTCAAGGTTACGCCGGTGTCCCCCCTGGCCCAAACGCAGAAGCTCCAGGACGTCAACACGGTCATGCAGTATGTGCAGATCGCGTCGCAGATGGGTCCGCAGGGCATGATGACGCTATCGGTTCCCAGGATCCTGAAATATGTGGCAGACCAGCTCGGCGTTGATCAGAACCTGCTGGCAACCGACGCCGAGCAGCAGCAGATGATGATGCAGATGCAGCAGGCGATGGAGGCCCAACAACAAGCCCAGGCGCCGCAGCAAGTTACAGACGGTGGCGCCGCAGCGGGGGCAATGCAATGAGCGAGGATGGATGGGATTCCTTAAACCCGGCTTTCCAGGAGCCCGACCCGCCCAAGGCGTCGGACCTGGATATCCTTTACGGCCGCGTGTTTAAGAGCGAGGAAGGCCAGCAGGTACTAGCGCACCTGCGGGCAATCACTATCGAGCTGCCAACTTGGAATCCGGGCGAGGACTCCAGCTTTGGGTACGTCCGGACGGGAATGGCAGAGATAGTTCGTTTAATTGAAAAGCGCGTAAACAGGAGTAACAATGGATAACCAGGCAGAGACGCAGCAGGATAACGTCACCGATGACGCCCCGTTGCTCAACCCCGAGGCCCAGGCAGAACCCACAACCCAAGTCGAAGCGCCGATCCCGCTACGAGCGGAGACGGATCCGGAGAATACGCCGGCTAAAGCAGAGGCTAAAGAACCTATTGAACGTCCTACGGACTTTCCCGAGCAGTTTTGGGATGATGATGGTCCGGATGTTGAGAAACTTTATAAGAGCTACAACGAGCTCCGTAAGAAATTCTCGCAAGGTAAGCATAAAGCGCCGGAGAATGGCTACGATATATCGCAATTTAAGGATGCAGGCCTTACTGACGAGGATCCAGTATTTTCCAAGTACATGGCCTGGGCGAAGGAGAATGGCGTTAGCCAGGCAGCTTTTGAGGATCTTGCAGCGCAAATCCTGGAGGTGAGCGGCGGCGTCCAGGAGCAGGAGGAATACAGTCGCCAGGCAGAGATGGCCAAGCTGGGCGAGCGAGCCAGCGAAAAGATAGAGATGGCTAACCGGCTGCTGATCAAGGCGCCATTGTCCGCCAGCGAGCGCGAGGCCATTGCCAATAGCCTTGTGACTGCCGAGGCAATCAATGGATTCTTGAAGTATCACCGAGCGATTACTAACGAGGGGATCCCAATCCAGCCTGCGCCGGCAACGCCGCAGATGACCCAAGAGGATCTGCAAGCGTATATCGCAGACCCTCGCTGGCAGAATGATCCCGCCTGGCGCACGAAAATCGAGCGCCAATGGATGGAGCAGGGTGCATAACGCTATCTAGTAGCGTTTTAATAGGTGGCCGATGGCGGTAAGATTACGCCGTCGGCCAACCGCTAGACGGCCCGGCAATGAGGTAACCCTTTGGTGGCGCGCCCATTGCGCGCAAGTGACGGCCCGCGAGGACAACTGTTGCGATGTTCTGAAACCTTTTGGAGGTATTGATCATGGCACAGAGTGTCTCAACCGCATTTGTAACGCTCTTTGAGAGCGAAGTTAAACAGGCCTACCAGGCCGAAGCAATCCTGCGTGGCACCATGCGCACCCGTACCGGCGTGCAAGGTAACACCGTGAAGTTCCCCAAAATCGGCAAAGGTGTGGCCACCGTGCGTGTGCCTCAGTCTGATGTGACGCCGTTGAACGTAACCTATTCCCAGGTTACGGCCACGATGAGCGATTACATTGCTGCCGAATATAGCGATGTGTTCCAGCAGTCGCATATCAACTTTGACGAGCGCCGTGAGCTGGTCGAGGTGGTGTCGAAGGCTATCGCTCGCCGCATGGATCAGATCTGCATTGACGCGCTCAACGCAGCATCGTCGCCCAGCACAGTCGGCACCAACATTGGTGGCACGGCGTCCAACATGAACGTGGCCAAGCTGCGCGCAGCTGCTAAAGCCATGAACGAGAAAAACGTGCCTGCCGAAGGCCGCTACATTCTCATTCATGCGTCGCAGCTCGACTCGCTCTTGAGCGAAACCGAAACCACCAGCTCGGACTTTGCTACTGTGAAAGCCCTGGTTCGTGGCGAAATCAATTCGTTCATGGGCTTCAACGTGATCCAAATCGGTGATCGTGACGAGGGCGGTCTGCCCAAGCCATCGACCCGCAGCTGCTTTGCCTGGCACAAGGACTCGATGGGCTATGCCGAAAGCAGGGCCAGGAAATCCGAGGTCAACTATGTGCCCGAGAAAACCAGCTTCCTGGTGAGCTCGATGTTTAGCGCCGGATCCGTCGCCATTGACGATGAAGGCATTGTCAAAATCAGCTGCACCGAATAAGGAGAAGCAACATGGCTTTTGATTCAGCAGGTTTCAACACCGTAGTGGCCAGCAAGCGTGGCAATGCTCCCAGCATTTACACCTATAGCTCGGCCGAGGCCAAGGCGACTGTGACCGGTTCGGGGTATTTCAATGACATCAGCGACACCCTAGAGGTTGGCGATCTGGTGATTATTTACGATACCGCGACGCCCACCATGACCTTGTCGGTCGTGATGACCAATACCGGCGGAGTGGTCAATCTCTCCAACGGGACCGCCGTTGACGTTACGGCTGGCTCCTAATCATTAATGGGGGCTACGGCCCCCGTTTATGATGATGGATTCGGTCCGTAAAACCAGGGGTTGCGCCGTTATATGCGGTGCAGCCCCATCTATTTTTGACGACCTGGCAGAAGCCAAGCGGCTGCGACCAGGCGCAAAGGTGCTGGGCGTGAACCACGTTGCCAGCATGGTGGATGGGGTCCGCCACATTTGGACCCAACACCAAGAAAAAGCGCCATTTATCAGGGCGACCACTAAGGCCAAAATCAAGATCCACGCTCGAGAAGCTGGCGAAGATATCGACTACGTTTGGCCTGAGCTGCATTGGGTCCTGGGCAGCTCCGGATTGGGGGCCGCCATGTGGGCAAAATATGGCCTCGGGTATAGCGAAGTTATCCTGGCCGGGATACCATTGGACCCAGGCCAAACCCAATACTCGGATAGTTACCAGCATAAGCATCAGTTTGCGCCGTCGGTCCAAATTGCTGCTTGGAAACGCCACCTGGAGATTTACCAGGAGGATGGTAAGACCGAAGGGATTTTTTCAATGTCGGGCTCAACCAGGGCGATCCTGGGCGCGCCAAAAGGATAAGCATGGCAGCTGGTGACACATCCCTAACAATCTGCTCCGACGCGCTGATTATGCTTGGCGCGTCGCCGCTTTCGTCATTCACCGAGGGCACCGCAGCAGCCCAGGCTTGTGACCGCCTATATCCTGATCTGCGCGATAGCATGATCTCGCGCTACCCATGGAGCTGGTCATTTAAAAAGGTCCAGCTCTCCAGGCTCTCAAGCAGCCCGATCAACGAGTGGCGGTATGCCTATCAGCTGCCAGGCGATATTCTGAGCGGAGTCCAGGCGGTATTCGAGAGCTCGGGGCTCAATGAGCGCCAGCTGCGTTATGGCTGGGAGATCTATGGGGATCAGCTCTATACGAACCTGGAGACTGTTTATATCGACTACCAGGCAACTGTGGACGAGAGCAAGATGCCAAATTATTTTGTGCATTTCCTGCGCACGGCCATGGCCGCTGAGCTCGGTATGGTGATTACCGACCAGGCAAGTAAGGCGGATTATTTCCGGGCTATTGCCTACGGCACACCTGGCGAGCAAAATCGAGGCGGGTTGTTCCGTGAGGCAATGAATATCGATAGCCGTGGCAAACCGCCGCAGATTATCGAAGATTACTCCTTGGTCGAGCTCCGAGGATAAGATGGCCCGGATCGTCCAGTTCCAAACTAATTTCTCGGTTGGCGAGCTCGACCCGCTGCTGCGCGCCAGGACGGATCTGCAGCAGTATCAAAACGCGCTGGAGACCGCCACCAATGTCCTGGTGCAGCCCCAGGGTGGCGTGCGGCGCCGCAATGGTTTGCGTTTCGTCTACGACTTTGGCAGTTCATTTACTGCATTTAAAGTTATCCCGTTCGAGTATTCGACAACCGATAGCTATACCCTGGTGTTTGTAGACCAGCGTATGTATGTGTTTAAGGACGGGGTGCTGCAAACCAACATAAACGGCAGCGGCAACGACTACCTGGCGACGTCGATAACGGCGGCCATGCTTGATGAGCTCAACTACACCCAGGCGGTGGACACGCTGATCCTGGTACACGAAGACCTAGAGCCGACCAGGGTTGTGCGCAATAGTGACACCAGCTGGGCCGCCAGCGCGCTGCCGCTTGAGTTTGTGCCGCAGTATGCGTATGCGATTGATTTCCATTCGCCGACGTTTACTATTACCCCAAGCGAGACCGGCGGCAACATTACGATAACGGCATCGTCGGTTACCACCGATACCGGCACCGCCCAAGCCGGCAGCTCGAATACGATTACGCTCAAGGCAGCCAGCAGCTTCACCAGCGACGACCAGCCTAACGGGATGTTTATTACCCTGACGTCGGGCACCGGCGCCGGGCAGACCAGGCACGTTGAGGACTATGTAGCGTCAACCAAGGTTCTGACTGTTTACCCTGCTTGGACAACGGCGCCCAATGCGACTACTGGTTACAAGGTCGAGGCTTATGCGCCATCAGCTGAAGGCGAATACGTCAATGCATCAAACGGGTTTGGTCGCGCCAGGTATACCGAGTATGTGAGCCCGACTCAAATGAAGGCTTACGTTGAGATCCCATTCTTTGACACCAGCGCCATAACGTCGGGCAACTGGGAGAGCGAGCACGGATACGAGGACACCTGGAGCTCGACGCGCGGGTGGCCCAGGTCGGCTGCGTTCCATGAAGGGCGTCTGTACTTTGGCGGCAGCAAGTCGCGGCCGAATACTGTTTGGGGCTCGAGGGTTGTCGACTATTTTGATTTCAACCCTGGCACGGCCTTGGATGATGAGGCGGTCGAAGCCACGATTAACACGAACCAGCTCAACGTAATTACCAATATCGTATCGGGCACGGACCTAAAGATCCTGACAACTGGCGGCGAGTTCGTCGTGAACCAATCCTCGCTTGATCCAATCACCCCGACTAATTTCTTGGTCAAGCCACAAACCAGGCTTGGCAGCAAGCCCGGCGTGCCGGTGGACGATCTCAACGGCGCCACGATTTTTGTGCAGCGCGGCGGCAAGTCGCTGATTAGCTTTCAGTTTACTGACACCACCGCCAGCTATTCGGGCCAGCCGTTGTCGGTCCTGAGCTCGCATTTATTGAATGACCCGGTTGACCTGGCGGTGCGCCGCGCGACGTCAACTGACGAGACAGACCGGCTATTTATTGTCAATGCTGGCGATGGCAGCATGGCCGTGTACTCTATCTTGGCAAGCCAAAACGTAATCGCGCCGAGCAAGTTCACGACGGACGGCGAGTTTATCGCTATTGGCGTCGAGATCTCAAATGCGTTTGTAATCGTAAAACGTACTGTTAATGGAGCGACCAAGTATTACCTGGAACAGTTCGACGAGGATCTGACTGTTGATAGCGCGGTAAGTGGTGGCGCATCATCCACGGCGACCCTGGCGCACCTGGAAGATAAAGAGGTGCAGATTATTCGCGACGGCGTGGTCGAACCTGCTCAGACTGTGCCGGCCTCGCCGTATACCGTCACGTTTGAGCGCGCAGCCACCAGCTCCTACCAGGTCGGGCTGAATTACGATATTACTGTAAAGACCATGCCGGCAGAGCCCAGGCTCGCCCAAGGCACAGTACAGGGTGTGCAGAAGCGGATCATCCAAGTCGATGCCTTGGTGTACGAAACGCAGAATATGACGATCAATGGCCAGGAGGTCCCATTCAGGAATTTTGGGGTATCGGTTTTGGATACGCCGGTGCAGGAGTTCACCGGGACCAAAACGACACACGGGCTGCTCGGGTTTAGCAAGACCGGTCAGATTACTGTAAGCCAAAGCGTACCGCTCAAAATGACGCTGCTTGGCCTCGAGTACAAAATGAGCGTGGGGAATTGATATGGCATTTCTAGCACCAATTTTTGCCTCAGCCGGAACGGCGGCAACAACAGCTGCGGTTGCTGCGGAATCTGCTGGTTTGATGGCAGCTGCTGGCGCAACTGGGGGCGCCTCAGTAGCTGCAACAAGTGCATTGACGGCGGCATCAGCTGGTGCGGCTGGGGTTGGTTTATTCGGCGGTATGTTCGGCGGTCAAACTGCCCTCGGAGGGTTGCAAGCCGTAGGCCAGCTTATGTCGGCATTTGGCCGGGCAGAGGCGTATGACGGCCAGGCT